ATTTAATGTTAAGAAATTTGTACGTAACTCAATTGATGTTACTGCACTTAACATTAGAGCAGGTGACGCTTCAATGGCGGCTTACTATCCACACAGATGGGTAACAGAATCAGCGAACCAGGCAGATGGTTCAGGATCATTTGGTAGAAAAGCACAAAGAAAAGTTATTGTGCAAAAACTACAAGCAATGGTTAATGGCAATCAAGAAATTAGAGATGATGAATCTAGATTGTTTAACATCATGGCAACACCAGGATATCCAGAATTAATCGGCGAAATGATTTCATTAAACAATGACAGAGGATTGTCAGCGTTTATAATTGGTGACTCACCAATGAGATTAACACCAGATGCAACAAGTTTACAAAACTGGGCAACAAACGTTAACCTAGCAGTTGAAGACAATGACAATGGACTTGTAAGCACAGACGAATATCTTGGAGTGTTTTATCCATCAGGATTCACAAGTGATAACTTCGGTAACAATGTAGTTGTTCCAGCAAGTCACATGATGTTAAGAACAATTGCATTAAGCGATCAAGTTTCTTTCCCATGGTTTGCTCCAGCAGGTACAAGAAGAGGTGGAATTACAAATGCTACTTCAACAGGTTACATCAGCAATGAAGGCGAATTTGTTTCAACTTCATTAAATGAAGGTCAAAGAGACACATTGTATTCAAACAATGTAAACCCAATCACTTTCATAACAGGTGCTGGTTTAGTGAACTACGGACAAAAAACTAGATTTGCTGGAAGTTCTGCACTAGACAGAATCAACGTTGCTAGATTAGTAATCTACTTAAGAAGTCAATTGAACAAATTGGCAAGACCTTATGTGTTTGAACCAAATGATAAAATCACAAGAGATGAAATCAAGGCTCAAGCAGAAAGTTTATTACTAGAACTAGTGGGTAATAGAGCAATCTATGACTTCTTAGTTGTGTGTGATGAATCAAACAACACACCTACAAGAATAGACAGAAACGAGTTGTACTTGGATATTGCAATTGAACCAGTCAAAGCAGTTGAGTTCATCTACGTACCATTAAGATTGAAAAACACTGGTGAAATAGCAGGATTATAATAAGATAAATATTATAGGAGAAACAAATGAGTATATCTACACTATCAAAAATTACAGTACCTTTAGACAGTAACCAATCTGCTTCTAATCAAGGTCTGTTAATGCCAAAGTTACAGTATCGTTTTAGAGTAAGTCTTGAAAACTTTGGTGTATCTACACCAACTACTGAACTTACAAAACAAGTTGTAGATATAACAAGACCCAATTTAACTTTCGAAACAACAACAATTGATGTTTACAACTCAAAAGTATATCTAGCAGGTAAACACAGTTGGGAAACTGTTACACTAACATTAAGAGAAGATGTCAGCAACAACGTACAAAAACTTGTTGGTGAACAATTACAGAAACAATTTGACTTCTTTGAAATGAGTGCGGCGGCTTCAGGTTCAGACTACAAATTCGTAACAAGAATAGAAATTACAGACGGTGCAAATGGTGCCAACACAGTGAATGTTTTAGAAACATTTGAACTGTATGGTTGCTACATTGAATCAGCAAACTACAATCAATTAGCATATCAAACATCAGAGCCTGTTACTGTAACGTTAGCATTAAGATACGACAATGCTATCCAGACTCCACAAGGAACAGGAGTAGGTACTGCTGTAGGCAGAACTGTAAACACTTTAATTACGGGCGGCGGTGCGTAATTTTCGTAAGCATTTATAAATTGAAAAGGGGGCTTAGGCCCCTTTTTTGTTTTTAAAACATCACATTTTTCCCTTACATAAATACTGTATATGGCAAATTTACTAAAAGGTTTTTTAGACAATGTTCTTAAAGGGACACTTAATCCCAAAGGAAATCTAGCAGATTTCAGCCATGCTTCTAGACTGTATGTAGATGACAGTTTTAGATTAGCACCCAAACAAAAGTTTTTATATCATGTGGTTTTCAATATTAATCCACAAGCGGCTATTACTGATCCGCCATTAAGCAATCATCAACGAGAACTAAACATGTTAGTGAAAGCCGTGGACTTGCCACAATACACTGTGGACATGATCACAGCACAACAGTACAACGTAAAAAGAAAAGTACAAACTAAAATTTCGTATGATCCAATCAACATAACTTTTCATGACGACAACTATGGTGTAACCACAGCACTCTGGGAAACTTATTATAGATATTATTTCAATGATGGAAATTATGCCAGTAAAGATACACAAGGAAATCAGTCCACAAGTACTGAAAGACCTTACAGCAAATCAGGTGGATTGACAAATAACAAAAACACTAAAAATAGATTTGGATTAGACAACAATGCAAATATTCCTTTTTTCACAAGTATTCAAATTTATCAGATGGCAAGAAAAACTTACACTTGTTACACATTGGTTAATCCTATAATCCAAAGATGGCAACATGATTCAATGAATAATCAAGAATCAGCACCTGTACAAAATCAGATGTCAGTTGAATATGAAGCAGTGTTTTATTCTAGAGGCAGAGTACAAGCCAACGGTGCTCCTGCTGGATTTGGTAAAGAACATTATGACAAAACACCATCACCTAATTCATTATCAGGTGGAGGATCTACAAGTTTACTTGGAACGGGCGGAGTGTTATCAGGATTGTTTGGTGCTAATGATGGACCATACACATACATCGGCAGTCAACTGGGTGCAAGTAGACAAGGTATCACATTGGGTTCTATAATAAGAACAGCCAACAGATTAAAAAATGCAAAAAATTTATCTAAAGAAGGATTAAAACAAGAAGGGTTTAACATATTAACAGGAGCAATTGGAAGAATAGGCAACACAGCAGATCAGTCTTATGGTGTGCCAAACACTTTCATCGGAAGAAGTGCATCTAACATAGGCTCTGGTGCAAAACAAATTGTTAAAGCACTTATAAAAAAGTAAAGGAAATAAAATGTCAAACATACCTAAACAAAACAACGACAGTAGTGGACCAGTAAAAGAATTTTTTAATAATTATTTCAATGATACTATATCGTTTCCCAGCAATGATGTTGATGCTGTTGTAGGATATTTTGAATCTAGAGGATTTGAAAGAACTGCAAGTATATCAACAGCAACAGTGATACTACAACAAGCAAAGATAGACGGTGTAAAAGTTTTTGAATTGTTGGATACATTAAAAGGTATGGACGCAGTGCAGTTGAGTTATATTGTTACAGAGATTTTAAATCACAACAGATCAAATACATCATCACTTGGTTATAAAGTTAAAACTGAAAACAGTCTTTCAGAAAAACGTAACATAGTAGTATAGTCTAATGGCGAAGTTCGCTCAAGGTAAGTATCAAATAAAAAATCCAGACAAGTACGTGGGTGGTCGAACTCCTTTATATAGAAGCAGTTGGGAATTTGCTTTTATGAAGTTTTGTGATGAAAGCCCCAGCATACAAAAATGGGCAAACGAATCTATAAGAATTCCTTACAAACATCCTATGACAGGAAAATACACCATATACGTTCCGGATTTTTTCATCGCATACACAGATAAAAATGGAAGACCGCATGCTGAAATCATAGAAATAAAACCAGAAAATCAAACATTGATAGAAAAAGTAGGAAAGAATAGATACAATCAAGCACAACTGATCATCAATAAAGCCAAATGGAGCAGTGCTCAGGCGTGGTGCAAGAACAAAGGATTCCGTTTCAGAGTGATCAACGAAAAAGATATCTTCCATGGCGGTAAAAGATGAGTGTTCGTAAAATAAAAGAATGGGCGTGGCCCTTCATTAAAAACTTCCGTACTTACATAGACGTTGGTGCTTTCAACGGAGACACATCTGCTCCATTTGTAAAAGATTTCAAAAGAGTGATAGCATTTGAACCCAGTCCTTTAACATTTCCACATATTCCAGACACAGTTGAAAAATACAATGTTGCTTTAGGCAATCAACATGAGATAAAAACACTTAAGGTTCCTGGTGGAACTGGAAATCCTGTTCATGGTAGTCTTGTAAGATATGGTAAAGGTATCATTGAACACGAAGTTTCTGTAAAATGTTTAGACGATTACAATTTTGAAGACGTGGATTTTATAAAAATAGATGTGGAATGGTATGAATTAAAAGCATGTCAAGGTGCAGAAAACACAATTAAAAAATATATGCCTACCATAATGTTCGAAAACAAACGCAATGAAGCAGACAACTGCAAAGAGTATTTAGAATCGCTTGGATATCAAATCAAAAAGTACAAGTCGGATACCATAGCCTACACTAAAT